ATTTTGTGGTTTTTTAATATATCAATTATAATATTAAAATTACTATAAGGATTATTAAATATTAATTTTAATAATAAAATAAAATGTTAAATTCTAAATTATTACCTGAAAAAAGAAGAAATGAAATATTAAATTTAATTAAAGAAAATAAATTCATAAAAGTTGATGAATTAATAGATAAATTCAATATATCAAGAGCCACAATAAATAGAGACTTAACAATACTAGAGAAAAATGGGATTATTAGTAAAACATATGGGGGGGTATTTTTTTCAGATAAAAAAGATATCTATTCATTCAATACATCATTATCAACAGAAATTAATGAAAAAAAAGCAATAGCTAACTATGCAATTAAATTAATTGATGATAATGATACTATAACACTTAATACCGGTGTTACGACCTATGAAATTGCAAGATTAATTATAGAAAAAAATATAAAAGCAACAATAATCACAAATTCTTTAAAAATTGTCGATCTGTTTGCTGCAAACAATCATACCAATATTCTATCGCTTGGTGGTAATTTATATATCGAAGGTTATGGATTTCAAGGAAAAATTACAAGTCAAAATATGAATTAATATTATATGGGTGGAAAGACAGAAAGTTCTATGGGGCAAAAGGCGATAATGATGTATGGGAAATCAACAAAGAAAACAAGAATGAATTACATCCTACACAAAAACCCATTAGCTTATTTGCTAAAGCAATAAACAATAGCAGTCAAAGCGGTGAGCTTGTGGCAGATTTATTTATGGGTAGCGGTGGGACTTTGATTGCCTGCGAGCAAACAAATCGCATATGTTATGGTATGGAACTAGATCCTAAATACACAGACGTAATACGAAAAAGATATTGGAAATTTATAAACGATGGTAACGAAGATGGCTGGGAATTAGGAACGCCAGAAATAGCGTTGGGATAGCATTATGGAAGTACCAGAACAATTAACACCATTCACAAAAGACAACGCAGCCGAGATGGGTGCTAAGGGTGGACACGCTAAGGCAGGATCAAAACATCTATCAACCCTTATCAGAGAGATAGGCAATGATATAGATTGGGACAAGACAACCCTAAAAGATAAGGACAGGATGAAGTCACTATATGGCAAGAACGGCTGGAAAGCTTTAACTTATGTGGCGTTTACAAAGGCTATGGCTGGCGATCATAATGCTATGAAATGGCTATCAGAAAACAGTTTTGGAAAGCACATAGATATTACCTCAGATGGTGAAAACATAAACAAAGTAAAAGAACTAACCGACGAGGAACTAGATGCAAGAATTAGACAGTACTTCAAAAATAGACTTGTCTGATTTACTTAGCGAAGCCGAACGGCGTAAAGCTAAAAAAGACTGTACTATATTCGTCAATGAATTCTTGAGGACATTCGACCCTCGGCCGGATGTTATACCACACGACGTGGACTTTATACTCTATGACTTTCAAGAGTCAACCGTTAAAAAGATAGTCAACAAGATATTTAATGGCGGCGATCTATTCATTGAGAAATCTAGGGATATGGGCGTGTCTTGGGTAACTTTGGCTATTCTATTATGGTGCTGGTTAAATGTTGACGGCTTTCAAGCTCTTATAGGCTCTCGTAAAGAGGATTATGTCGATAACGGCCAGATAGATTCATTATTCGGCAAGATTGATTACCTGATACGCAACATCAAAGACAAAGAGCTATTGCCTAAAGGATTCAACGACGATAAGCATCGGACTTATATGAAGTTGGTCAACCCTGATAACGGCAACACTATACTAGGCGAATCAAGTAATAAAAACTTCTCTCGTGCTGGACGCTATACGGTGGTGTTCTTTGATGAGTTAGGCTTTTGGCCAGATGCTAGACGCTCTTGGCAAGCGGCTGGAGATGCTACCAGATTTAGATTAGCAGTCACAACCCCACCTGATGAGCCAAGCTTTGCCAAAACGTTACGGTTCAGCGATAAGATAGAAGTGCTTACTTTGCATTGGAAACTACACCCTAAAAAAGACCAAGATTGGTACGAGTACGAGAAATCAAGGCGTAATGAAGAAGAAGTCTTGCACGAGTTAGACATTAGTTGGGAATACTCAAGCGTAGGTAAACCATATCCTGAAATCAATCTAATAGACATAGGCCGGTATGATTATGACAATTCACTACCGTTATATATATCACTAGACATTGGACTTGACGCAGTGGCAATTGGTTGGTATCAGCCAGTACGCAATTCAAACCTAGTAACATTGGTTGATTCTTATGAGAACTACGACAAGATTATTGACTGGTACACTCCTTTTTTTGGAAAGCCGATTAGTTCAGACCATATTTACACATCAGAGGATATTGAACTTATTAACAGGGTCAAGATGTGGCAAGGTGGTATGTTCTTCGGCGATCCGTCAGGCAAACAAAGACACGTTGAAAGCAGAGTCAGCCCTTATGAGATACTGTGGAAAGATTACGGCATCGTAGTTCAGACTAACGACATAGAGAATAACTGGCCAGCAAGACGAGATGCCACCAAAAGGATACTAAGCCATTTCAGAATAAACGACACGCCACGCAACAGGTGGTTCATAGACTGTGTGGCATCGGCTCGCTATCCTAAACGTGATGAGGAAACATCGCAATCAACCACGCCGATTAATAAGCCGGTACATGACTGGACATCGCACCACAGGACGCAATTAGAGTTTTTTTCAGTAAATTATCACTCGCTTAATAATGATGACCCAGATAGCTATGTCAGTTCGCCGTATAATAGCAAGACCGACCAAGTTATAGCATTAGGTGGCATAGGTATTAATCCTAGCATTGATGCTATATTGAATAGAGGTAATGACACTAACAATGATTGGATGTTATGAACGAAAAAATAATACTCCTAGATAATTCACGTTTTACGACATTAATAGTTGACCCAACAATCGTAAAAGAGGAGGTCAAAGTACATTGTCTTTATTGTGGCCATTGGCTGATGTCTATGAATAGGAAATTTGCGGTAGCGGCCGACGGTGCAGAGCCTTTTGGCGGCGGTGAAATACCATTAAACGTGTTCAGAGTTACCAGAGTATGTGGCGTATGCAACCCTAAACATTACTATATTATCTATTTCAATGGCGAGGGTTCGGGATTGTGATATAATTAAGCAAAGGCCAGAGCTTATCTGGTTATTTTTATTGGAGATACTAAATGCACAATGATACTTACACTCAGTACAAAGAAGACCCAAAAGTAGACATGGTTGACGGCCAAGAAGGTGTGGCCGAATCATACGATAATTTCGCACTTGATTTACCTGATAGCGAAATAACCGACATTTTAGATAAGCGCATAAATGACAGCCGAGCATTTTGGAATGACCAAGCAGGATTTAATCTAAAAAGTAGGCGAGAGCGAAACAATAGATTTGTATTGGGCGATCATTGGTATGACTCAGGCTCTTTACAAGGCGGTATACCTTACGTGCAGAATGAAATATTTACAGCCGAGCAAGTCATATCGTCATACGTCACATCAAGGTTACCAGAGGTTGAAGTATATCCTGGTCAAGATACTCCTGAATCACGCCGACTAGCACAAAATATATCCACCTTATTAAAGGCTCATTCCGAAGAACACAACTTACAAGGTATTCTTACCAATATTGTGCTATCAATGCTAAACGATTATGTCGGATTGATTGAATTAGAATGGGATAAAGAATACGGCAAACTTGGCGATATTAGAATCAACCAGATTGCACCTCGAAACTTCATAGCTGATAAACGAGCCAAGCAAGGGTCAAACCCTGGTTTTAGCTCATTCAACATACAGAATACGGCCGAGGAGTTAATCGCTAAGTTCCCAAAGAAAAAAGAGGATATAACAAATAAAGTCGGTGGTAAACTACAATCTGTCATTACTTGGCGCAAAGTTTACGTTACTACTTATATAAATTCTAAGCCTACCGAAGCTTTAGTGTGCTACTTTGAAGATATTGTACTCGCTAAAAACAAACTACCG